GTTATAGTTCAGAGTGGTTTTAAGAAATCCACTCACACCAACTTCCTGCTTAAATTTACCGCCTTGTTCCATAGCAGCAGGGTCAGTTATTATGTTCATAGTTCCACCAATCGATGGTGTTGCAAGATTTACGGCTGATAGACCTCTCTGCATCTGAATTGAAGAAGTAGCATCTCCTACTCCATCCCAATTAGACCAATAGACCCATCCGTTCTCCATATCATTCTGAGGAACTCCGTTAATCATAACAGCAACATTTCGTTGATTGAAACCACGTACATTGATACGAGCATCACCCGCACCGCCACCTTGTTGAGTTGCATATACTGAAGGTGTAGTGTTAAGAATCATTGGAATATCCTGAGAACCTAATCTCACTTCCATTTCTTCTTTACTAACATTCGTATAAGCAACAGGTGTTGTTTCATCAGCACGTGAAGCCAAGACTTCTAATGCTGATAGTGCTACAACGTCAGCTACTAAATTGAAGCTAACTGAAGCAACTATATCGCCTACCTCCACGCTTTGTGTTTGGGCGATGTACCCGATGTACGATGCAGTAATGTCAAAATTACCTGAACCTGTTTCGATAACAAATTTACCTTTGTCATCACTCACGCCACCAAGTTCAGTTCCTTCGACAACTACATTCGCTCCAACGAGTGGACCATCATCAGTACCAACATATCCTGTTACTGCTTGTCCGTAAACAAGACCAAAGGACATTGTCAATACTGAGATTAGATTACGAATATTCATAATCGTTCTCCTATTGTTGTGTTTAACAAAGACACATTTTTCTACAGGTGTGTCGTCTGCCTGTCCGCATTTTGTTTAATTTGCATATTCTTGGTCATCATTGTCACCTGTCATAGGAATAATTTCACAAGAATCATTATTACAGAATTTATCTACTTCTGCTTCTTCGTGTTTAATTACACCAAATGTCAGACGACCAAGTTTTGAAACCTGTTTCTGATAAGTCTTCTCATCAATAGCTTCGTAAGGCATCTGAGGATAAGCACCATAATCGTGTCTTGGTAACAGACTTATACCTTTTAGATGATATTGATAATAATTCAAACAAGGAGCAATCTGTTCTGATTCAGTTTCAGGATTGAACGTCACCGTACAACTAACCTGATTGTCAGCCCAATGTCTTTGCATAAATGCTGCAAGACTAAATTGTTCCCATATTGAAAGTTCTCCTGCAGTTCTGATGCCTTCTCCGACATCTACAGGAACTTCTACAACCATTGTTGTGTCTTCAGAACCAAATGCAGGTTCTACTTTATATCCTGCTTTTTTCATTGGTTCTAATAATTCTGAATGTTTTGAAACTCTGATTCTTCTAATATAGAATCGTGATTCAGGATAATGGAGACCAGGTGTAGCACCTGCTAATAGAGATACCGTACCACTTGGTTTTACACTTGTAGTTTTTATAGAATTAGGTACTGCCATCCAATCTGAATATTGTTTATCCCAACTTTGAATAACATCATACCCATCGTTTAACCATCTTTTAAGTTCATCTAAACCTCTGTTAGTAATAAATTGTGCAACACCACTAACACTACAACCAATTCTTCTGTTTCTCAACATTACACGATTTGTATCACTCCAATGAGTTCTACCTAACGTAACCGTTTTAGCATAAAGATAAGCATATTTTAGGGTACGAGCATAATCTTCGAAGTCATCGTGATTGTCAGGAAACGTTTCTACTAAACAACATAATTCATAAGACTCAAGTGTCTGCTCTAAACAAGGGTTGCCTCCCATAGCTCTGTGGTCTTTATCATCACCCCCATTTTTCATTCTTGAGTACTTCCTCATATTGTCTAACCAAGCAAATCCTGGTTCTCCATTATCATTAATTCTCTTAGCAGCCTCTGTATAGTCCATACCCAACTCAGCAAATATTGAATTGTTTGATGTCCAACCATATTGGTCACGATGAGGATTAACTTTGTAATTCTTTAAATCTAAATATTCTTCACTATCAGGGTCACCAAATACAATCTCAGCAGTTCTTCTTACATTACCTGCTACAACACACTTACCAATAAGATTCATTATATCTACGATTGTTGTAATTGTAATTGGTTCACCACTATTCTTTTCAAGCACTTTTCTTATATCTTCGTGTACTTCCATCAATGGTTCGTGGCCACTTGCTACTCCACCAAAACCACTTATTGGTTCTCCTGCTGGTCTAATAGATGAATAATTAAATTCCATAGGAGCTGTGCCGTGAAAGTAACTTTCTAATAATAGCTTCATCGACTCTACCCAACCCTCACGTGTGTCAGGTATTTCATAAACTTGTTCGTCTTTGTCTTTATCGATTCCTTTGACTATTATTTCTCCTGCACCTTTTGTATCAAAACCAACACCAACACCTAACATACTCGCATCCATTAAAAAACAAAATGGTTTTGAATAGTCTTCTTTGATTGTTTTAGTAGATACAAAAGCACAATTATTTAGGGCGGCATATAATCCTTTTTCTTCTGTGATTGGTGTACCCATAGCCCACAGACCGCGTCCAGGAGGCAAAAACTTCATTTGGAAAATACGCTCATACATTTCTTGAGCAGACTTTTGAGCTTGCCACGCATTCCACCCTAATTGATAAGATTCAATGTGATTCTTTTGCATATTGTATGTGCCTTCTACGACACGTTGAACCGTTTCCCACCATCGTTCATTTTTACCATCTTCTTTGATTCGTGAGTAGGTTCTCATATAAACTAATTCACCAAGACCATTAAAACCAAAAGGCGCCTTTTTACGTTTATATTTATTTATGAAATTATCCGAAAGTTTAAAATTTTCCATTACTTTGTATCCTTATTACTTTGTGCCTCGTAACATTTATAATTAGAATATATACACGATTTAATCAAAGCCTTTTACATCCTTTTCTTTATAATCTTGATATTTTTGTCCAAGAGTTTTTCTTAAATACTCTTCGTGATTATTCATCTTACCTTGCACACTTTTGCCTTGCTGTGTTTGTTTATCGAATATTTGAATGTGACCTGTATTAGTATTTATTGTTGCTGGAAACGTAATACCATCGACACCAAATCTATTTTTGATTACGTGAAATCTACCTGTATTTGCTATCTTGTCTTCTACCTTACGACTCATACTCATAACAAAATCAGCAGTCATCACCTTACTATAATCTTCAGCTACTTTACTTGCATCAATTACATCCTCTTCAAGTGCTGAACGATTTGCTTGAGAAGCAGTCCATATAGGAACATCAAATTCACCTGCCATACCTCTCAAGTCTTCGTATATGTTACCAAGTTGATGTCTTCGTTCTGTAAAGTTACCAATAGGTTTTAGTATGTCAGCATAGTCAACAAGAATCATATCAGGAAGATTACCTTGTAACTCCATTTGTTTGATATGTGCTGCAAGTGTTTGTACTGATGCTGTTCTTGTAGGATAATATTTTATTAATAAATAACCTTTTAATGCATTTAACTTTTTTTGTACATCATCTTGATAAAATTTTAAATTGCCTGTTGGAACACCTGAGAATATTGTATCATATCGTAGTCCAACATATTCAGAGTTTAACTCTAAAGTATAATGTGCTACTTTCATTCCGTTACGAACACAATTAGCACCTAATGCTTGTAGTGTCCAAGACTTACCAATACCAGCAGGAGCTACTACTACTCCTAATTCACCACCTGCTAATCCACCATCCATAACTTCATCAATAGTATCCCAACCCGTTTTTATAGTATCACGAGCTGATTGATTCAATCTCTGTTCAAGAGAAATTAGATATTCGTGACCAAGATTTCTATCACTACCTGCTCGTAAAGCATCATCAATTATTTTCTTTATACTATCATAATTTTTACTTTCAAGTAAATCAACACTCTGTATAATAGCATTTTTTAATGTTTGATTTTTACAAAAGCCAAGTACTTGTTCTTTTACGAAATCTAAATCTGTAGCTTCTATATGTCTCCAAGAATCTTTTAAACTTTCTACTACTGCAACTTTTAGTACTTCATTAGATATTTCATCTGTTTTAACTTTTAATACTTCAAGTGTAGGAGCTGTTTTATATTCTACAAAATACTCCATTATAGTTTTGACTAAAAATTTATTAGAATCTGATTCAAAATATTCAGGATTCATAATATCTGCAATCTGTGCTGTAAATGTATTATCACTTAATAATGAAGATACTACTTTAGATTGAAATGTAGGACTATATTGATTTAAGTTTTCTTTATTCGCCATATAATTCTTTTTTTATTTGTTCACTTTTTTTATTTGCGTATCTTTGTTTTGCCTTGTCTAAAACACGTTGTCTATTTTTTAGGTAGTAATTTTGAGACCACTTTAATTGTGCCTTTCGTTTTTCTTCTTCAGTTTTATACTTTACTTTTCTACCCATTCCTTGTAAGATTGTCCAATACAGACCAACACTCTCGTAACCAAACTTCTAAGTTTTGTATTTCGTTTGAGAATCCGTCTTCCACATACATTTGACGAAATTTAAAACTATTTAATGAATTAGGCTTGTTATCAACAAAATCAAGAATTTTTTGTTTAGCATTGCCACTTATAATTACTTCCCCAAGTTGCATTAATTCAAAATTTCTTTTTAAAATATCTAAATTATCTTGTAGTCTTACATCAGATTCTACCACTTCTTTTAAACTCATAGGTTTTTCTGAAATCTCAGGACATTTTTTTAATAGTGTTTTTAAACCAATACCATGAACACCACCTATATTATCACTCTTATCACCATCTATCATTCTATAGATAATAAAGTTTTCAGGGTGTACATTGTATTCTTCCATTAGTGTTTCAGGATTGTATACCTTCTTCTTAGAAGGACTCCATACATTTATCTTGTCACTAACTAATTGTAGGAAATCTTTATCCGTAGACATTATTGTGCAACGGTTAAAATCCCCCTTATTTGCTACGTATGAAATTACATCATCCGCCTCCATATTGTCAAGAGAAAAATATTGCAAAGGTAAAGTATCCATATACTCTTGTAATCGAGACATCTGTTGAAACATCGATTGTTTCTCTGATTCTATACTATCAAATTTTACTTTACGATTGAGACCTGTAAAGGCTCTACCTGCCTTATACTCAGGAAACATTTTCTTCCTCTTTTGTGAACCACCTTTTCCATCGAAAATAATGATGACCCTTGTAGGTCGTATGAGTTTTATAATATAACCCAACGACCTCAAGAATCCAATTAACCCACCGATGTGATTTCCATTATCACTCATCATAGGTATAGCACTAAAACATCTGATAAAATTATTTAGACCATCTATTACTAACACATGGTCATTTAATTTTAACGGTTCTGATGGATTGTTTTTTATCTCATCAAACAGGCTCAGATATCTCTTTTTCATCGTATTCCTTTACTTTTTGTGCTACGTAATCTTCTAATTTGTGAACAGGTTTCCAACCTAAAACTTCGTGAGCCTTTGTATCAGTACAAAGAGTCTCTCTCATTTCACCTGGTCTTTCACCTATGTTTACACTATCAGATTCATACAATTCAACTAATTCGTTTATACTATGATTAGTACCACTACCTAATTCAAAGTATTCAGCTTTCAAATCAGTTCTACCTTGACACGCCATTAAGCCACTACAAATATCTAAAGCGTGTGTAAAGTCTCTTCGTTGTTCACCATCATTAGTTATACTTAATGGTTCACCACTTAACTTTTGCTTATCGAATATTGCAATAACTGCTACGTATGGGTTATCTGCTGGTAACATATGTTCTCCATAAACATTATAGAATCTACATATTGCTGTAGGTAAATCGTATATTTTAGAATACAACTCAACTAACATTTCTCCATTGTACTTATAGAAAGTATATGGATTAGCATATATGTCTCCATGTGAAGAACTTGAACCAGCATAAACGACCTGAATATTTCCATTTACTCTTGCCCATTCTAATATGTTTTGTGTGCCAATAGTATTAGCAGCAAACGTATTTTTAGGTTCAGTAAATGATGGTTGTATTCTTGCCAAAGCAGCAAGATGATAAATAGTGTCAGGTCTCCAATCACCTAAAATATCATTTAGACGATTATCAAAGAAATAATCTGCTACGTCAAATTCGTGATACTCAACGTGTGAATCATCAACCATATTTTCTTTAAAACCTGTTGAAAAGTTATCTAAAACCTTTACTTCAAGTTTATCCGATGACCACTCTTTGAGTACAGATTTAACAAGATTAGTTCCTATAAATCCACAACCACCTGTGATTAGTATTTTCATTTTAGCTCCTATAAGTCGTCTACAACGTCATCAGTTTCAACGACATCATCTATACCAAGTGCTGAAGTATCATATTCTAAAATGAGAACATTACAAATTTCATCATAAAGTTTTTCTGAAAGACCTTCATAGTTAGAAAGTATTTTCTCAAAATCTTTTGATTGAAATTTTATATCTTCATCATTATAATTCAATGTAT